GCATCCGCAAACATTTTGGAACCATCAGCCTTCCTTGCTTTGGTTATCAAAGTTTCAACCAATGCTTCCACTGTCTTGCCTTTGGATTGTAATTCAATCACTTTGGCTTCGTCTTTGAATGGGTAAGTTTTTTTATAATAAACATCAATGTCCCATTCCTTACAATGATATTTTTTCATTTCACCACCAATCGCTGATTTGTAGTGATCTTGTATGTTTTTTATTGCTTCAGACATTATCTGAATCTCCTTCTTGCTCTATTGAGCACTTCCCGTGCGGCTGGTCGTGTCATACCACGCGGTGCTTGTTGTGAATATCCCTCGTCTAGTCTTTCTATGTAAGGCTGAGGATTGGAAACTCTATAATCAAATTTCCTTTGCTTCCTTAACCTCCAAGATTTCCTAGCACGACCAGAACGAACTGGCGTTTTCCGTTTGATTGTGTCAAACAGATCTTGGGATATTGAGCGGACCATCTGATCTACATCATTTGATAGTTCAGCGATCACTCGTTTGCTATTAAAAGATACTCTAATCTCCATTGATTATAAATCAGCTTTTGTTAGAGCACCAGTTCCTTGGAATGTCACAGACGCTTCCACCATTCCATCAAAGTTTGATGAAATAGAATGTCCTGTCACAATTATTTCTCCAGATAGTTTGATACCTGTTGTTTCTCCTGACGGATACAGTTCAATCGTTGCCGCATCAGCACCTATTCCTGCGAATAAGGCATTTGCCGCTGAGTCATCATCTCTGAAGTACACATCCATTGAACCTGAGAATTGTGATAGACTTGGAAGATATGTTCTATCTGAGACACCCATCACTGTGTTTTCCACAGTGGCAGTCTCTTGGTCTATCGTGAATGATCTAACTTCAGCAACCGCTGTTGCAGTTCCTGACACATCATATTTCACAACACCAGATTGACCATTATAAGTGGTAGTATTTGTTGCCATCTTATTGTTCCTCGTTGTTTAGATCTTCTGGACCTTCAAGATCTGTTGTTGATTTCTCAACTTCCGCTTTGGCCTTGATCTTATTACGGCTGTAAGTTGAAGTTGATTTTTTTTGTGACGGACTAAAGGTCCATCCGTCTTCCAGTCGTCCCTTGACATCTCTGTTAGAAACGATTTCTGAAACTTGTCCTTTGTACATTTGAATTGCCATTACATGACTCCTTTCTTGTATTGATATTGAACATCCACATTCACAATCACTTCTCCCAATGGTAGTTCTCTCTCAATCACTTCCACGTTGGATATCATGGTTTTGACATTATGGATATTGGTGCTTGCCAAAGTGATATCTCTGTCTCTTGAAACTTCAAGGGTCTCTTCAATCCTCTCAACTATTTCATTCCTCAGTGTATCAACTTCTGTGCCTCGCACATAACATCTCAATTGATACTGTATCACTCCCTGTCTGGCACTCATTGAAACGTCCTCTCTGACCTCGTTGCTGGTTACCAGTAGGATAGCGGGAAACTGTGTGATTGCCAATTTCTGTACATCAAAGAACACCCTTGAAACCAAACCAGGTGCTGGATCAGTCATGTTCTCCAATTGTCTCTGTATGTTGATTGCTATGTTTTCTCTTGCTGACATTATCTAATCAATCTACCGTTATAAAATGTTTGTTTTTCACTGTCCGTGAATGTGCCAGATGAATCTAGGTCATATGATACACCCACCCTCAAAATGAGGTCAAATTCTTCTTCAAACTTTGCCTTGTAAAAACTCATCTGTTCCCTGAATGCGTCTCCATCAGGTTCAAACGTAGAAAGTTTTGGAAAAATATAGTAGGCCAACACGTGATAAACAGCGGCTCTGGTAAATTGATTGGGATCCAATCTACCTGGAGATAATTTTTCTTCTCCACCCAATACTGAGATGTCGTATCTTGAGTATTGTGTTGTTGGGAACCATTTTATGTTCAGTAGTCTGATTATGTCGTCGTATGTTTTTTCGTGTTCAGTTAGGAATTCCTGGATACCGTATTTTTTGATATCTGGAACGTATTCTAGTAGGTCTGAATCAGTAGCGAATGTAGCCATCGTAAAAGTCCTTCTTTTAGTTTCTACAAGGTCCTGCCTTGATATTGTTATTTATTATGAATCTGTAAAAGAAAGTTATCAACTGACATAACAGGCAATGGAGTATCCACCTTGTTGTTGTTGATCACATAAACCAATCTGTTCTGGCAGATGCTCTTCAATGTTCTCTTCATGCCATTGTTGTATTTGGTCTTGGTCTGTGTGTGTCCATATCTTTGATCAAATATGCTTTGATCATTCAAACCCCAATCACAGCCCAATATGTAGATGGGACCTGATGATTTCTGTAGGGCCACATAAACAGCCAACATACCGCTGTTGGTGCCTCCCAATCTGAGATCTGTGAGCACTTTCCATCCTGGTGATTGACCATCTGGTCTTGTGTAGTATTCTGTGGTGGGATCCAGTTTTATCTGTTTGATGATGGGTATGTCATAGGCACACACCACATGGACTGGTCTCTTCTCCTGTATGAAGTTGGTGCCCACTTCCAAATTCTGTGGTGGCAACCATTTATGGAACAATTCAGCGGATTCTCCATTAAACCAAACTAGATTCATACGATTATTTAACAGTCATAAAAAAAGGGCCAATGTTTCCACTGGCCCTTTAGTACAAAAATAAACAAAATCAGTTATTAGTTGATTTGGTTATCTCCAATTAATTTAACACCGTAGCTATTGTGTAATACAGATACACCATATCTAGTTGATGCTACCACCTCTTCTGCACGAAGGCTGGCATCCCTCTGAGTTTCTATGTTGATGTTTTGAGCAACCGCTAAACCTAACGCATCTCTTGAGAATACTGCGTTAGTGATGTCAGTTGATGAAGTTTCAACAACATTTGAACTTTCAAAGATATCAATACCTGCGATTCTACCAATGTAACCTTCGCTCATCGCTTGGTTAACAACAGCAGAAGCATTTGGATTAACGAAAGTGTTCGTTAATGTTTTCTTGATATTGTAGATTGATTTAGGATTGAACACACCAAAGTATGGTCCTGGAACCGCATTTGCTTTCAATGTAGCATATGCTTCAAACAAGTCTTTCACTTCTAACTCAGTTTGGTTAACACCAATCTGTGTGTCAAAACTTGAGAACAAGCCTGTTAATGCTCTGTCGTGTCTTTTCGCGATCGCTTCACCAAATAACTTACCTAGGTCAGCAACAACATTTGATACTGAATGGTTTCTTGCCATGTCAGTCAATGTAGTCATGATACCTGCTTCTGTTAATGTGATGTTAGCAACACCAGTTGAGATCTCAGTGTTTGTTAAGTCTGTGTTCTCACCTGCATCGCTGGCGATTGTTTGTACAGGGTATAGAGGCACTTGTAATACCTTACCTGCGTTTGCTGGAACTTGGAAAGTTTTCACAAGTCCTGGCATGATTGAAGTCTCAGACGCAACGAACATCGCTTCTTGTACGATGGGTGCTATCAGATCATTCAATGATGTAGTAGTTGATTCATTAGACATTGTCTAATCTCCTTTTATTGTTAATGTTTAGTAGCCCAGTTTCTTACGATACTCAGCATACTGTTTTCTATGTTCTGGATTAGTCATATCCAGTTTATTAACATCAACTTTGGAAACACCTTCAGCATTTGTGTTGGACTTGGATCCACCTCCTGGTTGACCTGCTGAAACAAAATGTGGATTAGTAGTTAGGAATTCTCCAACCAACCCATCAATCGTTAAAGGATCACCATTGTCAGTGTATCTAGTCTGACCTGTTTTTGGATCAATCACTTCAACTTCTCCTGTTTCTGACATTTTGACATTATCCCTTACAAGTCTCGCGACCTGATCTGGATTCACTGCCCTCTTGGTTGATGCGGCATTTATCAATGCTCCATCTACCTTGATCTTTGTCAGTTCAGAAGTTAGCGAAGAAATTTTGCTGTTAAATTTTTCAGCATTCTCCTTCAACAGTTTCTCAAACTCTGACTTCTCTTGTGCTTTGGCAATCTTTTCAGATTCTTCCTTGGCCATAAGAGATTGGTATTTCTCAACATCTATACCCTCAAACTTTTTGCTGAGTTTGGTTTCTGTCTTTCTTCTGACTTCTGCCGCGATAGCATCCAGTTCCGCTTGGGTATAAGTTTTCGCGGGTTGATTATCCGCTTGTGCCTGCTCTGTTTTAGAGACTGTGTCAGTTGTCGCAGTGGCAATCTGATTGTCTGGCGATGTATTAAGATCCATCGTGATCCTCCTTTTATATACGTGAGTGGATTTCTCACTAACCTTACATATTTATATGAAATCAATAGAACATCGCGTCATCTGGTTCAATATCCCAGGTTTTATACCAATCTGTCTTTCGTAATTGTTTTTGTGCTGTCTTTAATTTTTTTAAATTTTGTATGAACACTAAAGGACACTTGCCAAAGGAAAAAGATACCCCTTGATGTAGCCCAGCATTGTCAGGATGGTCATAGAGCATAGCAT